AAAAGAAGTTAAACCAGCTTACTTAAGAAAAATTAGCTAACCATGTCAGAAAAAGCATTAGTACCACCTCAGGCATTAGATTTAGAAGAAATTGTTCTAGGCGCAATGCTCGTAGATGAAAAAGGTGTATTAGAGGCCATGCCACTACTAAAAACTGATACGATGTTTTATAAACCAGAACATCAGGCAGTTTTTAATGCTATAGATTCTTTAAACAGTAAAAATGAAGCGATTGATTTAAGAACAGTATCGCAGGAACTTAAAAAACTTGGATTGTATGAAAAATCGGGCGGTGACTATGCGCTAGTAACATTAACTCAAAAAGTTTCTTCATCTGCTCACATAGAGCATCACTGTAGAATTTTACAGCAATATTGGATTAAGCGAGAACTAATAAAAAAATATCAAAGATTAGTTAGGGATGCTTATAACGATGAAGTTGATGTATTTGATTTACTTAACGAAGATTCTTTGATTAATGATAATATTTCTGAAATCATTAGCGATGGAGCGAATGAAGAAAGCTACTCTCAAACCTTAGATAAAGTTGGTGATCGAATTGGGCTGTTAAGTTCTCAGGGAGAAAACGAGTTTACTGGTGTGCCTACAGGATTTGCTAAGATCAATAAGTTTACTGGTGGTTGGCAACCGGGTAATTTAGTAATAATTGCTGCTCGTCCTGGAATGGGTAAAACAGCATTGGCTTTGAAAAATGTAGTTGAATGTGGTTTAGCTAATATTCCATGCGGTTTCTTTTCTCTTGAAATGAGTAGAATGGAATTATCAGCAAGAACTGTAGCTATAAATTCTAACTTTCATTTGGCGCAGATCATAAGGGATGGTTTTAAGAAAGATAAATACTTCGAGCGGTTTAATCATCTAAAATCTGAAATGAAAAAGTTTCCTATTCACATTGATGATCGCCCAGGATTGGATATTAGAGATATAATTAATAAAGCGAGGATTTGGAAACGTAAACACGGTATTAAAATTCTATTTGTTGATTATCTGCAATTAGTGAATGACCGCACAAAAGGTAATAATCGTGAGCAGGAAATGGCATCGGTTAGTAGAAACTTAAAAGGATTAGCAAAAGAACTTGATCTTCCTGTTATCGCTTTGTCTCAGTTGTCTCGTGCCGTTGAAACACGTGGCGGTAGCAAACGTCCTAAGTTAAGTGATATTCGTGAAAGCGGTGCAATCGAACAAGATGCAAATATTGTAGCTTTTATTTACCGTGAACATTACTACGATCCAGATGCAGAGCTTCCAGATTATTTAACCAGTATTGGTGCTAATGCTGAATTTAGTTTTGCTAAATACAGGGATGGAAGTTTAGAAACTAAAGGTTTGTATTTCGATGCAAACAAAGTGAAGTACATGGACCCTGAAGAATTGAATAATGAATTTGTAGAAAGTGATTCAGGTTTCAGTACAGCTGAACTACCTAAGCCAGATCCTAATAACCCAGATGATAATCCATTTTAATTATGCCATACAGTAGAAAGCCAAAGAAGAAACCGTGGGTGCAAGAGCGAAAGCCTTTTTATAGAGCGCATAACAATAGTTGGTTTTATAATGATTATCGCTGGCGCAAGTTCACTAAAAGATATAAGCAACGTCACCCGCTTTGTAAAGATTGTAAAGAAAACAATCGAGTAACTGAAACTAAGGTTGTCGATCACAAAGTACAGTACAAGAAAGGCGCGCCCGGTTGGGATCTCGATAACCTTAAGGATGAAGACTTTAATCCGATGTGTGCATCATGTCACAATAGTAAATCGAGCTATGAGGGAAAAGGAATGATAAAATTGAATAAAAATAGAAAATGAAGGGGATACGGGTAAAAACACCTGGAAAGGAAAAAGACGATTAATCGTCATCCAGTCGATATTTTACTCGGTCTAATTTTTTGAGGGGGGGGTCTAAACAAATGATTATGATGGAAGTAGCACACAAAGGTAAAAGCAGTGATTTACTTAAGGAAATTCCTAAAGCTCCCGCGTATTTAGATACGAAAGCAAAATCACATTTTAAAAAAATTGCAAAGTTGCTGATTGCGAGTGATTCCCTAAAAAGAATTCATGTTCCAGCGTTGGAAGTTTTAGCAGAAAACTTTTCGCAATGGGAATGGGCTGTTCGAGAAATGCGAAAAAAGAACAAAGAAAAATTAGGATCTGGCTATATCCAAAAGTTTAACAGCGGAGCAGAAAACATATCTGTTTATCTCACCATTAAGCGGGATGCAGAAAAAGCCATTATGCAATGCTTTAAACAATTTGGTCTAGATCCTAAATCTGAAAAAGAACTAAAACGAGAAATTAATCCCGATCAGGGCGATTTATTTGAAGGATTTAAAAATCGAAAACAAGGGTAAAATGGAGATTTCAGAATTAATAGAGTTTATTGAGCAACTTCCAAATAGAAAAGGAACTATTAGTATCTCAGAAGTAGAAGTTTCTGTTCAATTTTTAACGGATCATATTCCTAGAGAAATCTTGAAAAAAATCATTGAGGTGGTTCCTAATGATTTTTACGTAATGGATGGAAAAATATATTTCAGTAGAAAATAAATGAAACTCACCAAAGAAATACAAGACAGCATTCCGTTTCAGTACGCTAACGATGTACGATCAGGAAAAATCACTACCGGAAAATATATAAAATTAGCCGTAGATCGATTTTTTCAATGGATAGATTCCGCAGAAAAAGACGGGTACCATATCGATCACAATTCCGGGATGCACGTTATAGAATTCTTTGAGTTTTTTTTAAAGCACACCAAAGGACCACTGGCAAACGAGCCGGTAATATTAAGTCCTTACCAACAATTTACGTTCTACAATATTTTTGCCTGGAAAGACGAAAACGGAAACCGTAGGATTAACCACGTTTACGAAAAAGTAGCGCGTAAAAACGGAAAAACCGCAGGATTAGCAGGTTTAGGATTATACTGCCAAAGTTTTGACGATGAAGAAGGTGCCGAAATTTATGCAGCTGCAACAAAAGAAATGCAAGCAAAAGTATGCTGGGAGCAGGCACACGATTTTGTGTTTAAAGGCATAGGATTACGAAAAATAGGTTTCAAAAACACACAACGAGAAATCCGTTTCGAGCATCGCGAACGTAACGGAAATGTAAGAAAAGGAAATTTCCGTTTTTTAGGAGGTGACAGTAAAACGCAGGACGGCCTAAACCCTTCACTCGCTATTATCGACGAGTACCACGCTCATAAAGACGATGGAGTAAAAGAAGTGCTAGAATCTGCGATGGGTGCGCGGCAAAATCCTATTACTTACGTGATTACTACCGCAGGATTTAACACAACCTCAGTTTGTAAAGCAGCTGAAGATGTGTATAAAGATATTCTCGACGGTCATAAAATCGATAATCACACTTTTATAATGATCCACGATCTGGATGAAGGTGACGATTGGGAAGATCCGGCCAATTGGGTAAAAGCAAATCCTAACTTAAATGTTTCAGTTTCCATGAAATATTTAAAGCGCGAATACACCAAAGCCATAAATCAACCCTCTAAAATCCCTAATTTCAAGACCAAACATCTAAATATGTGGGTAGATGCGGCCGAAACTCGTATCGAAGACCATATCTGGATGAAAAGCGACAAAAAAATAAAGCTCGCTAATTTCATTAAAAATGGTTGTGCCGGGGCTTTAGATATGTCGAGTACAACCGACCTTTCCAGTCTTGGATTAGTGAGTAATCCAGATGAAAACGGAATTATCGATATTCTTCCACTCTTATTTTGCCCTTCAGATACCATCGATAAGCGAAGCAAAGAAGATAAAGTGCCTTATCGTTTTTGGAAGGATTTAAAACTTAAGGACTACATCGATTTTGAAGGGACGGATTTTTCAGAAGATAATTTCTGGGAAAAATTACCTGTGTTAATCGCTACGCATGGAAACCAGATTGATTATGCAACAATTGAAGATTATCTGCAAAAATTAGAAGCGATTTTTCTACCTAAATGGTGGGAGTATGACCGTTGGAGTGCTACACAACTGGTGCAAAACATGACCGAAAAAGAAATCGAAATGCATCCTTTTTCGCAAACCATTAGTCATTTTTCTGAACCTACAAAGCAATTCGAAAAACACGCCTACGCAGCCGAATTTCGGCACGGTGGTCACCCTATTTTACGATGGATGATGAGCGGAGTGCAAGCCTATGAAGATCCAAACGAAAATATTCGATATGTAAAAAACAGAAGTACCAAACGTATCGACGGCATTATAATGACCATCATGGCATTAGCCGGAACCATTACACCAGAAGAAGATAATAACGAAAGCAAGTATAACCACGAGGAATTTACATTATGAAACGCTCACCGCAGGAAATCATGGCAGAAAATCAATTACTTAAAAAAATTGGTACTCGCACCGGTTTTATACAGTATTACTTTTCGCAATTACCAAAATACAAAACTCAAAAAGAAACTTTCGAAGCGATAAACGAACAATATTTCGACCTATACGGCGAATATCGGTTTGAAAGTTATAACAGTTTTCGAAATTCCTTATCACGAGAAATCACCAAAAAATGAAACAAACAATACAGCTTCTAATAGCCTTGCTTCTCACTTTTATAATACCAATGCTAACCAGTTGGTTGTTATCCTGGCAATGGATTAGCGAACAGTGGCCCAGATATACATTAACTGTCCTGTTGATGTTACTAGAATTCGCTTTAGGTCTTCTAATAATTAGAAGATTATTAAAACAAAATTAAAAAATAGAAATTATGATTGTTGAAAGTTACTTTTCAGGCGGTGGTCTTTTTGATATAGGACTTACTGAATCTGGTATTGAAATATCAGAATCTTACGAGATCGACAAAGATTGTTGCAAGGTTCAGCGCAAAAACTTTACTCATAAAGTTACGCGTTTAGATATAACAGAAAAATTAGTATTGGCTAAAAGAAAATCTGATGTAATGATATTTACATATCCTTGCACAAAGTACAGTACAATTGCTGATATACATAAAACACGGACCGGGGACGAATATTTTTTACATGCTTTCAGGCACATGGCAATTGGTTTACCTGAAGTTTTTGTTATAGAAAACGTTCCTGGTATGAGAGCATTCCCTATAGTAATGGAAGCTATGACTAAATTACCAGGCTATTATGTTACTACATTTTGTCCTGTTAAAACTGAAAATTGGTTACCTCAAAAAAGAGATAGGTTAATAATTATAGGTAGCAAGAAGTTATTCAATTGGCGTGAACCAGAAAAAAAACAAAGAATTAAATTAAAAGATATTATTGAAAAAGATCCGATAGTAACATTACCTAAAGCAATTGCTAATAGAATGAAAGGTATGTATCGAGATTTGCCTATAATATCAAATCCAGATAAGGATGATATTGCGCCTACGGCTGTAGCGCATTACGCCAAAGATAAATCTACCAGATTAGTTTATGATAAAAAATTCCCTTTAAAAGTTCGTCCTTATTCAGTTCGAGAATATGCAAGGCTTCAAGGTGTTCCAGATAGTTTTGAATTTAACTGCTCTCAAACATCGGCTTACAGAATGATTGGTAATGGTGTTTCTGTTCCGGTTGGCAGATGGGTTGGAAAAGAACTTAAAAGATATTTCGAATGAAAAGCAAATCTCGCAGAATGACAGAAGCACAAAAGCAACACATTTTAGATCATTACCAATCTAAAAGTTATATGCAGATAGGTGCAGAAATTGGTTTTACAGATACTGCGGTAATCAACTTTTTAAGGCGCAAAGGCTTATACGAGAAGAAAAAAGAAATCCGCAGAATGAGCCAGGAAGATATGCAGTTTATTATCGATAATCATAAATATCTATCCATACAAGAAATTGAAATCGCAATAGGATTTTCCTATCCTACAATTCGGAATTTTATTGATACTCAAATCCTAAAAAAGC